CCACACTTCTGGTTTAGCAGTATCATCAAGAATCATCTGCAGCTGACGAGCAGCTGGAATGGCGCGCGATGATGAGGCGTTGCGTGAGAACTCACGATGAGTCATGAATTCTGCGTGGATGAAGCGATTATATGAAAGCTCCATCGTAATGATGTCCGGGCAACCGGGATGGGTTGAGTGTGCAATTACTTTGGCTGTAATGGTCATATTAGTTGTAATTCCCGCCGTTAGCGAAGTCTTCTTCGCGTTGAACATCAGTCAGCAGCTCGCTGACTTTCTTGTCGAGATCATCCAAAGACCCATCATTGTCAATGACGTATCCGACATCGAATGTGCTGATATATCTCTCTGATGGGTGATCAGAAAATTCATTGCTGTTTTGCCCGGCGCGCTCGACCCTGACCGTTATTGCGCCCAAGCGTTCCATCAGTTCAAATTCATTCGGAAAGCGCATGTCAGTGACGACAACGAAATCGTGATGCTCGCAACTACGCTCCAAAATGTCAGCCCAGAGTGTCGGAGATATCAAATCGCGACCCCATTCAGTTCCAATGGTTTGTTGGGCTTCGCGCGATGTCTTGCCATTCAGATACTCGGATGGTATTTCCTTCATATCTCCTTCGATATATCGCTCCAGCTCTACGCCGGACATTCCCTGAGCTTCAAAGAGAACACGGATCATATCTTTCAATGGTCCGGCAAACTTTAAATTCACATATGCATCAGGAAGGCGCTTGGCTACCTCATCTTTGCCTGAACCTTTGAATCCGCAAATTGCAATAATCTTAGTCATAGAATTCTCCTATCTCATAACCCAAACGAGTTCTTTTTCGGCGCGTGTGCAGCAGGTATAAGCCCACTTGTGCGCAGCTTCACGGAATACCTGACTCTCGTCATGTACGATTACATTTTCCCACTGTGATCCCTGTGATGAATGACCGGTGATCACCCAACCAAACTCGACGTGTTCATGTTTCACTTTAGCAAAATGATTTGCCTGACCGCTGCATGTATGCTTGCCTTTTTTGTGAAACTGTTGTTCCTCGAATAATCCCTGAACGGCAGTGACATCATATTTCAATCCTGTGTCTTCATCTTCGATAGACAAATCCATAGTTGAGTAGCCAGATGTCAGTGAGCCATCTTCATCAGCACCAGAGCTTTTCGTACACCAGACCGGCGTACCATTTACAAGATCGGGATGGCGTTTTGAATTCTTCTTGACGATCAACAGTTCATCTTCCATTGGACCATCAGATGTAAATCCCATAGACTTACGAATTTTATCCGTCAGAATGAAACGTTTCTTGTGGGTACCGGCAATCACCTGACCATTATAATCTGGGTTTACGGTCCATTCGTCGTCTTGCGGCGTCACAACATGCACGAGCCCATCATAATGTCCATATTGTGGATAGATGCCTTTGCGTAATTGGTGGGCTATTCTGATGATTGGATTGTCGGCTGCTTGCCGGTGTATTTCGGATAGAAAGAAATCTGGCTCACCATCAGATAATCCAGCAGTATCTCTCACTGGAGGCAACTGCCCGGGATCACCCAGAGCAAGGATCGGGATACCAAAACTCTTCAAATCGGCAGCGACACGAGAACCAACCATTGACGCTTCGTCACAGATAATGAGGCGGCGTTCTCTCAGCTTGCTCTCCATGTTGACCATGAAGTGAGGCATAGAATGTTGATCATCTCCGTAGGCAGAGTCCAGCCGCTTACTTATTGCTGCCAGAGCTACGTCAGGTAAAAGTGTACCAGCAATCGGCTGCTTTAGTTCTGCGCCTGGCTCGTTGATGATGTAATGTTGCAGCTGCTCGACCAATTTTAAGAGCCTATCAACTTCTGTATGGCTCGGGATGTAAATTGATTTGTGAATTGTTGTTGCCAGTGCGGTGCGCCCGAACTGTACTCGTAATTTCTTTGTCATAACTCGCGCCGCGCGCCCGGTGGGTGCAAGAAATTCTACATCGGTCGGATCAATGCCGAGGTAGTCTACTATGTCAGGGAGAACTGTACTCTTACCTGATCCAGCAAGTCCGGCTAAATAGAATGAATCAGACTTACCCGGGATAGATACGTCGAACCATTTTTTTGCGGCCTTCACTGCGTCCCATTGCATATCTGATAAAGTGATGTCGGTCATAATATTCCTAAGCTTGAAGATGTTTCGGGCCACACTATCGCAGCCCGAAACTTTTTCATATGTAGAGCGATTAATTACTTCGCTTTACCACGTCCGCGTCCGCGACCGCGTGACGCCTTAGGTTTTTCTTTCGGAGCCTCATCTTGAGGACCCTCGTGCTTCGAGGTTGATTTAGCCTTTGTTGAAGCACGTCCGCCACGTCCACGACCCTTAGGTTTTTCGGCAGGTTTCTCTGCTTCTTTTTCACCTTTGGATTCATCAACCGGCTCACCGGTATCAGGATCGATGTCAGTTACATCATCGTTTTCATTTTGGTCGTAGTTCGAAGAATCATCCTCTCCGCTGCCACTGGCTTCGGTGCGATCATCTTCTTCGTAATTATCGTCGTCGTCCTGACCCATTGCAAAGTCTTCGGCAAATTCAGATGCATCTGCCCAATTGACAATTTCAAAGTTAGGAGGGAAGATAATTTTCTTCGCTTTGGTTTTGAATTTCGTCACCGTAATCTCAATGCACGGTACCGGCAATTCGCCGCCTTCGGTCATTTGCTGACGAACTTGTTCAGCATAGGACTTCATGAACATGCGGACTGCGCGCTTGGCACTTCCGCTTGCTGCGTTGTAGGAAAGTTTCACATCTTCGCCATCTTCATTTTCATGAATCAGATGCAGACCGTAAAATTCCTGCCAGCCTTCATTTTCTTCTTCGTCATACGGGCCGTGGTCCGCAAGCTCTTTTTTGGATTTCAGCGTGTGCTTGTTAACCCAGAGGTCGGATTCAGAGTCAACACGTTCACCACCAACCCAGCAATTGTAGCCGTAGGTCATTGAAGGAACGTTCACCCAAAATCGAGCCGGTGTTTCGATATCGATTTCTTTTTCGCCATCTTTGTATGTGATCTCACCGGTCTGGCCACTGAGCTTCATGAAGGCACCAAAGAAATCGCCCAAATCTTTGAGCATGTCAGCCCATGGATTTACGCCTTGATTCAGAGAGGCGAGTAGCGCGCTACCTGCGTCTTCTGCTGATACGATTGTACTTACTTCTTTTCCGGTCATATTTTACTCCTGATCGGTTGTGGCATTAAATTGTTCAATGCTCATTTTTCTGGTTATTTGAATTAGTAGGGGACCGATAAACAACCAGATATCCATAAGCCCTAATTTTTTGTCGAAGCTTTCAGTATAGGAACAGTCTTTGTCTAGCCAAAACATCTGACATTGCACATTCACTATTCCAAACATGTTGCTTCCTTAAAGTTTTTTGATCGTCATTTTTTCGAAACCTGGTCCGGTTTTTGAAAAACCATCTAGTTCGAGACCGGCTGCAATAGCTGCTGCTTTATCAAAAGTCGTGCGGCCTTTCTGCATGGTCCATGTGACTTTAAATCGTTCGTCACCCAAGATTCGCACATCAGCTTCTATGAGGGCTTGCTTAATATTTGCTCGCAGCAACTCTTTATCTTCTTTTGCACCTTTTTCATACTCGGCAGCTTGGCGCTCTTTATCAACCAGATCAGCAATGCGATCCATAAGTTCTGGATCAACATCGTGCGCTTTGGTTTCTGTTGGGATGGCATCTCCGCTGATGTCGGCGCAAGCATACCTCCATTTACAATACTGGCAGTCGTTCCCCAATTTACCTTCTGGTTGTAGCTCGGCAAGTGACTCCACGTTGAAGATTTTCTCTGCGCGCTGTCTTCCGGCTTTTGGAATATTTGGATCGTACTCAACGATGAACACTTTCATGTCGTTCAAAAAAGACGCATCCACATATAGGATGATTGTGAAGTTCGGCTTGAACTCTGTGTTTTTACGCACCAAGTCCATCTGCATCTGGGCCTGACCACTGTGGATCAATTTTGCATCTGAAAGCGTGACGCGAGGATCAATTGATTTGATTTCAAAACCAACACAATCTGATTTTATATCGTCAATGCCGTAATGCGCCAGAGCATCTTTTTTCAGATCGACCAATAGTCCATCTGGTGTTGCCGACACGATCCCATCAATGAATGTTTTTTGATCATCGCCAGCAAATAGAAAGCCAACACCCTGTGGAAGAGCATGATCGAGAACTGGCACAACCCAATGATCTTCTATCAAATTACCACGTTCCATGGCACCCCAATTATCTTCGTGCCCTTCATCAACTTCGTAGCCGAATTCTTCGGCGCGTTTGTCCAAGCCTACTTTGCGGATGCAAGCAAACATTTCAGATGCACCGATTGTTTTAGAGCGATCATGCGCCCATGTTTTTTGATTACTTGCAACATAGCTGTCGAACATATCTTCAAAATTAAGCTGAACCATCTTGTTGCTCCAAGAACATTTTGGCAAAGAAAATCTCTGCACAGGCGATTGAGTCGGCAGATGCATCGTGAGCATCACCTTCAAAGTCTTTGTTGAAAAAGTGGCGATATGCTTCGATAAGCTTAGGCCATTTATAACCATTTCTTCCGGGGATTTTGCAGACATTTTCGAGGCTGCGCATGGTGCAATACATCTCAGTATCTTCCCATATGCCTACTTTAAAATCTTCGCCGTTGATTAAACCTTCGCGGTACATCAGGTGATTAATAATGCGCCGGTCGAAATCAATATTATGTGCGACTGCGACATCTGCGACATTGATCATGTCAGAAATAATGTGGGCAGCATTTGACGTACTCATGCCATACTTGTTGGCAACCTCGTCAGTGATGCCGTGTACTTTTAGAGCGCCTGGATGTACTTTCTTACCTTTGTGTACGCAGATCAGCATATTGAATTCTTGCTGCGCGCGCATCTCACCGGTTGGGATCAAATTTTTTCCATCGATCTTAAACCATTCCGATAGGTCTTTTGGCGGAATGAATAGCCCACCATAGAATTGAACTGGAGCGTCTGCGCCTTCGTATGTAAAATCGTCTTTACATGCTGCACCTGTTGTCTCCGTATCGAAAACTAGATAAGATTTTTGCGTCATATTCAAGCCTTAAAAGGTTAATAAGGGTGTTTAACATTAATAGTTAACAGATGTCAACAGGCAAATGGATAAATTAGTGACATTCGCTCCAATTTATGCCGTGTTTTGACTCTGCAGCCACTTCCATTCCGAAATTATAGAATTCTCCAGCTTCTTTTGCTGATTGCACCATCAGTTCTTTCATGTAATCTCTCAGGTGTGGTTTCACAGCTGTTTGGTGTTCATCGTGTACGAATGCCATGAATACAAAATCGCCATCCCAACCCCATTGATGTCCAGCGTCGAGCAGTTTGTCGATGGCAATCAAGGTCCACCGTTTTGCTAGTACGGCTCCATCAGATTGCAGTCTAAGATTTAGTGCTGAGTGAGGTGAGCGGACAAATAATCGGCGACCGTCAAGTCCTTCGATCCAGCCTCGTTTGGCTTCACGTTTAATCATTTTCACAGCAGCGGCAAGTCCGGGCAGCTTGCTAAAGAAGCTTTCTTTTAGTTCCTTGCCTCTTGCTCTTTGTGTTTCTTCGTCGGCGAGTGGATCAACAATCGATCCAATCTTCACATCGCCAGCGCCGTACACCAGAGCGTAAATAAATGTCTTAGCCATGTCCCGGGTTGGCAATCCGGCAGCGTGTTGATTCGCAGTGTGAATATCCCCATTCAATATTTGGTCAATCAAATAGCCATTGTCATAGGGTGCAGCTAGTGATGCCAAGCAGCGCAATTCGATACCAGACAGATCGCAGCCTACCTGCACCCAGCCAGGTGGCGTATAGAATAGTCGGCGGCAGTCCCAGCCATGATCACCGTTGCGTCCAGTTAAGATAGCATTCTTCTTATATTCACCATCAGCATCAAAGACGAGTGGAGATATAGTGCCATCGCCGGAAATGAATTTTGTGTTTACCTCTCCGTTCACATCAAAGACTTTAGCAAGCTTGACTTTTGGTACCTGCCCAACATTTGGGAATGAGTGAGAACAACGCCCGGAAATAGTTCCACCCCCATTCAATCTATGGTGGATCGCCCCATCTTCTCCCACTTGATTGAGCCAAGCATTTGGTCCGGTGGCAATCATACCCACACGTTTTGATAGGTAGAAAATTTCCGCCAGCTCTTCTGCCATTGGGATTATACCGATCAGATTTTGTAACACATCATCATTGACAGATGGAGCGCCGCCATCGGTAAATTCTTTCGGCTCCCATCCATAAATAGTTGTGAAGCGATCCACAATCATTTGGCGAGATGTTGGTTTGAAATCTTTGATCTGTACCTTAGAAACAAATGCGTCCTCGAACTTGTCATAGTTCATAGTGACTTTTTCCACGCCGGTCTTTTTATTTGTGCGCTTGGTGTAAAGGGATTTGTACGCTGTTGTGCGTTTTGATACGTCAACCTCTGCCCAGATCGAACGGGACCTGTCTTCACCATATTCGGTGCGAGGTTTTTCATATGTCTTCTTGGCGTTCTTTCCGTCAGGATCGTCCCAGAGCATTTCAATTATGTGTTTTCTGCCCGGGGC